ACCCTCAAGGCTTAAAGTCCCCCGCCACCCTAAAGAGGCTTTGCGTGAGTCAATGCGCTCCCTGCGGACCGCTACCCGTCGCTCCCTGTGCTGGCGTTGTCACGATCACTCAAGGCTACTCAAAGACTTACTTTTTCAGCCTGTTTTATTCTGACTCCGGTGCCCCCTACGACCTGACTGGCGCGCTCCAGATCGTTGCCTCGCACCCAACGCCGCTGCCGCTTGTGCCACTAAACGAGTATCTGACGGCCCAGACGGCGCTAGTGACGACGGGCAACGTCGCCGCTAGCTCGCCAACGCTTACGGGGCTCGCGTCGACGGTCGGGGTTTTCCCGGGGCAGACGGTTACTGGCGCAGGGATCCCGGCCGATACGACCGTCGTTGGCATCCCAACAGCCACGTCGGTGACGCTCTCGGCCGACGCGACCACTAACGGCGTTGGCGTGACCTTGACATTTACGACGGCGACCAACCTGACCATCGTCGGCGCCCCCGGTGGCGGGCGCTGCCAAGTGGTCATGCCGCCCTATGATACGGCCGCCCTTCAAGTGAACCCCAATCCGCCGACCTACCAAGATCTCCAAGTATCGGTGACCAACGCCGACGGCTCGACCACAGCTTTCCTGCTGGCCAACGTCCTTAACATCGTGGCGCCGCCATTCGGGGTCCAGTAGGATGGCGGGGAACCTTACGGGTGGCGTCTCCGATGACGTGTCGGGCCTTACACAGCCAACGGGCGCGGTAGACGGCCAAAACACCAGCGGTGCGGTTTTTGATGGGGTTGCCGGACCATCAGGGCCGGCCGGCCCCACCGGCCCCACTGGCCCCGCAGGGCCGGCGGCGTACACAACGCTTACAGCAAATTTTATTCAGCCAGCTGTTTCTGCAACCGTTGCAGCAAGCGTTGGTATTACTTCATGGATGACCATTGGCCAGGTTCTATTCGTTTATGGTGGTGGCTATTACCAGGTTGCTGCAGTCTTATCGTCTACGACTCTTACCCTGCTCAACCTCGGTTACGTCGGTAATGCAGCGCCAGCGACGTTAATACTGGTTGGCTCCGGTGTTTCCCCCGGCGGCCTCGAAGGCTCAGCGGGGGGTCCAACAGGTCCGACGGGCCCGACAGGGCCAAGCGGCCCGACTGGTCCAACGGGGCCAAGTGGTGGCCCAACTGGTCCGACTGGTCCGACTGGTCCGACTGGCCCGACGGGACCGACTGGGGCTACAGGGCCAACAGGGACGACGGGCCCTACCGGCGCTACAGGTCCTGCCGGCCCTACGGGGTCTGCGGGTCCGACTGGTCCTACTGGCTCGACAGGACCTACTGGCTCAACCGGTCTTACGGGTCCGACCGGCCCCACCGGCCCCACAGGTCCTACGGGCCCAACAGGAGCAACAGGAGCAATAGGTGCGACAGGAGCTACGGGCCCGACAGGTCCTACGGGGGCTACTGGCCCTACGGGTCCAACAGGTGCAACAGGTGCAACAGGAGCCACGGGCCCGACAGGTCCTACGGGGGCTACCGGCTCTACGGGACCGACCGGCCCCGCGGGGCCCCCTTACGTTGCTGTAGGGACTGCGGGTTCGCCGACATTGATCACTGCTGCGGGGGGTATTGCAGCTCCAACGAACCAGCGGCAGCTTTATTTCATAGCGGGCAACGGCGGCCCGATCGTAGTCACGGCCAATCCGCAGATTGGCGCTGGCACAACGGTTGGTCAGGAAATTTTAATCCGTGTCCCCGTTGGCTCCAATACGGTGGAGCTAAACGATGGCAACGGGCTTAGTCTTAATGGCTCCATGATTATCGGCGGTCCTGGTCAAAGTGCATTCTATGGCGTCTGGGATGGATCTGTGTGGTTCGGGGTGCCACCGGCATGAAAAAACTTTTGGCTCTTCTATGTTTTTACGCTGCCTCAGCCGTTTACGGCGCAACGATAAAGACGGTTCCGGCGGATGTCCTCCAGCTCAACGTCAACGGCGGTCACGTCAACTTTACGGCGGCATCGCCGAGTTCGACTTATACACTGGCCCTTCCCGGTAGTCAGGGAGCGGTATCATCGCTACTTCAAAATAACGGTAGCGGGGCCACAACCTGGACCGCCGTGCCGGTAACCAGTGCTGGTGCCGTATTTATTGCGACAACTGCCGCAGTATCTTACGTGACTCCGGTTAGCTCGACGACTTCTACGCGCTATAAATTCTCGTTAATCGGCGGCGGCGGCGGCGGCGGGGGGACGAATGTTGCCAATGCGAAATCGGGCGGCGGCGGGGGCGGCGGTGTCTGCATCCTATATACATCAGGCCTCACCCCCAACACGTCCTATACGGTTTCAATCGGTGCTGGCGGGACTGCGGGCACAGATACGCCAACTTCCGGCAGTCCCGGCGGAGTCACGGCTATTACGTTAGGGGCTACTACGTACTCAGCACTTGGTGGCGGGGGGGGCCCGTCAGCAGCATCATCGACGGTAGGCGGCGCCGGCGGTGTCACCTCCGGACCATGCACAATTTCTATTACGGGACAAAATGGTGCCGGGTCTGGATCCGCTTCAGCAACAACGACGTCCTCAAATGGGGGGAATTCCGGACTTGGCTGGGGACTGGGCGCCGTCGGTTCGGTCGCTTTTTTCGGCCAGGATGCTTATCCGGCTACTGGATATGGCGGCGGTGGTGGTGGTTCTTTCGGGACCACAGGCTTTGGTAGTGTGGGCGCAATGGGCGCAATACTAGTTGAATGGCAGAATTAAACTGTAAGGAGACGAGCTATGTCTTTATACGCTGCAATCGCAAATGGTGTTGTCCTGCGTCTTATGGTTGCGGATTCAACGCCGTCGACCCCTTCGGACTGTGATGCGGTCGACAATGTCGACTCGCAGGACCCACTCCCCCAAGCTAGCTGGCTGACTGACTACGAGGGGAATTATTTCATCCCGTCTCCCGTAGGCCAACAGACGGTTCAGGAGATGACGCTCAACACAACGCAGCGGGACGCCCTTCCGTGGCCGCAAGGCGTCATTATTTTCAATACCGACACCTTGACGTTCCAGCATTGCAACGACGGCTCAACTTGGGCTGAATGCGGTTTTTGATCTGAGGCTTTAAAGCGTGAGTGACAACAGCAGCGCACCGAGACCACCTGAGCTTTCCTTGGAGCCAGTCCGCAAGGACATGGACACCCAGGCGAGCACGTCGGTGGCCGGCTGGGAAAATCAGCAGGTTGTCGACTTCCGCGAGGTCGGCGCTACCGGCCTCCTGCGCTTTTCGGGCTTTATCTACGACGAGTTCCTGCCTGAACTCCAGCAGTGGCGCGGGATCCAAGCCTTTAAAGAGATGGCGTGGAACGATGCCACCGTCTCGGCGGTGCTCTTCGCCATCAAGTCGCTCTGCCGCCGCGCCAAGTGGCTGGTCGAGCCGGCAAGCGGCTCGGCGGTCGATGCTGAAGCAGCGGAGTTCCTTGAGACCTGCATGGATGACATGTCGACCACCTGGACCGACATGGTCAACGAAGTCCTGACCATGCTGGAGTACGGCTACTGTGTCGAGGAGATCGTCTATAAGCGCCGCTGCGGTGATGTTTTTGACCCGGCTATGCGGAGTAAGTATGCCGATGGGCGCGTGGGCTGGCGTAAGCTGTCTATTCGTTCTCAAGATACTATTTACCGTTGGCAGTTCGATGATCATGGCGGTATTCAGGGCGTTGAGCAGATCGCCCCTCCACATTATTATCGTGTAACGATCCCGATCGAGAAGTTCCTGCTCTTCAGGACCAGGGTCGACAGGAACAACCCCGAGGGCTTCAGCCTACTCCGGGGTGCCTGGCGCGATTGGTATATGAAAAAACAGATCGAGAACATTGAGGCCATCGGCGTCGAGCGTGACCTAGCTGGCCTACCGGTGGCGCTGGTGCCGCCGGAGATCATGTCGCAGGGGGCCAGCCCTCAGCAGAAAAACTTGCTGGCCCAGATCAAGTTCATCATCAACAACATCCGCCGTAATGCTCAAGAAGGCGTGATCTTTCCCAAGGACATCGACTCGGTCTCGGGGAAGGAACGCTACGAGCTTAAGCTTCTCTCGACCGGCGGTAGCCGCCAGTTCGACACGTCCAAGATTATCAATCGCTACGACCAGCGCATCGCCATGTGCATGATGGCCGACTTCCTGCTGATGGGGCAGGAGAAGGTCGGGAGCTACTCACTCTCCGAGACAAAGACGACGCTTTTCTCGACGGCCATTGGCTCGTTCCTCGACATCATTGCCGACGTTTTCAACAACTATGCGGTGCCGCGGCTCTTTGGCCTTAACGACTTCCAGATCAAAAAGTACCCACAGATCAAGCACGGGGATTTGGGTCACGTCGATATCGTCAACCTCGGGAAGTACATCCAGTCCTTGGCTCAGGCGGGCATGCCGCTGTTCCCGAATAATGAACTGGAAAAACACCTCCTCGAAGTGGCGGGGCTGCCGGCGTCAGCACTGGTCGAGCCCCCAGCTCACCCTTCGCTGATCGTGACCCAGCCGACCGCGGCACGCGGCGAGCAAAAGTCCATCCCGGCAAACGACAAACAGACCCCTAGCGACGACGGGCGGCCGACGGACACCACACCGGTGAACCAGAAGCCGCCGGTTACGCCGAATATTGCGACTCCCGACGACCAGCTCCAGCGCA